TATCCATTAGATGTTTAAGCACTTCATACTCAACGTGTATCTTTGAACCTGCTCTCATACCTTATCCATCTCCATGTTTCCATCTCCATCTATTGTTACAAAGGTCATAGATGGTTCTTTCCAAAGAGCCAAATCCGTTGCCATTTCCATGACATCATTAGGGCAAGTTATTGATTCACCTTCATCACCAAATCCTAACAACAGAACATCTCCATGAACAGGCTTATCCAATAATGTTCTCAATGTTAATCCATTTGTATTAGTTTCTGAGATTAATACTGCTAACCCTGCATTGATAGGTAATACTGGGTCTAGGACTTTACCTTCTTCATTAGCCCACACATCAAAGTTATCACCACGATAAACAAGTTCGATTAAACCTCCAACTGCTTTTTGCATATCCTTGTAATCTTTACCTAGCCAACCTTCGACCTTTCCATTTGTTCTAATTATTAGTCCTATCATGTAGCCTATTTCTTCTAAGGTATCCGTAAAATCTTCCCTATTCATACATTCAACACCATCTTGTCTGCAACATTCTCATTATCAATGAACCATCTCTGTATCCACTGAGAAGCAACACCTGCAACTGCAATCTGCATACAGTTCACTTGTTCAGGGCTACCATCCCAATCTCCTCCTTGACAGGAGAACGAACCTTCTGCACCTGCTAACAAATCATCAACAAGATTCTCGTTAACCTTGTAAGAGATTAGTGCGGCGTTTCTGCCTTGCGCTCTCAAATCTAACCACTTGAGTTTAGCGTCATCACCGTATCCTTGACGGTACAACATTCTTCTCACGGCTAAGTTATCTGCACAACAGATTACCAAATCATACCCTTTCAGTTGCTTTTCGACTAAAACCAAAAAAGGTTGCTCATCTACTAGTTTCAAACCATTGACCTTCAATCTTTCATTGACGGCACTTACTTTGGTTTGACCAACTGTATCAGGTATGAAGTTCTGATATGTCAGATTCTTCTCTTCTAACTTATCATCGTCAAACACTGTTATGTCGTATATTCCTATTCGGGAAAGGAAGTCAATCAAATAACTACCAATTCCACCTGTTCCTATTATCATTATCTTTCTCATTGTATATTCCTCATTAGTATTACATTTTGCATTATTTCATCTACTCCATATAGATGAATATTTTTTCTTTCTATTCCCAACATTTCACAAATGATATCACAGTGATATCGTATCGTTACCTCTGACACTCGGAAATGTTGTTCTACTTGTTTTTGTGTTATGGGTAAATCGGTTAACTTACCTGCAATCCACAAGGTAGTTGCCAATTGGCTATCAGCGAACCTCAAATCTCTTTCATTGTATTTGTTCTGAATGAACTCTACAAAGTTGAAGAAATCTCTTCTATCTCTAATAGAGACACAGTTCGCTTCAAACCAATCTAAGAACCCTGTTACCATGTTAGGTATATTTCTCTGTGCAAAGACGTGTGATTTCCTGTAAAACTTAGCAATCTTCTTTGCAGTTCTTGAAACCCTTTTCATCTCCACACCACTTGTCTTAACGAAATCTTTCAACGAAACATTACCGTTGTCATTCAAGATAAAGTATGCTAAACCTGCTGCCCTATCTTCTATTGAGTGTCCCCGAAGTATTTGATGTTGCATCAATCGTTGATACAGATACACCACATGGTCAGTGTCTATCGCATCACCAGTTCTATATGGCGACATGAACATAACACACAAACGATGTGCTTGAGCATCAGTTGTGCTATGATATCTCTTATCAGCAGTAACTCTTCTATTCAGTAAACTCAACCTATGCTTTCTCGTATGGTTAGTTTGGTCTTGAAAATCACCAACATAAGAACCCAATGTTCTGTTGTTATCTTTAGAGCGAACCACCTCTGTTCTATCTTTAGACGAAGGGCTAACTGTTTCCTCAAATATATCGCAGTTCAACACTAAACCACAATCAGAGCAAACAGTGTAGCCTAATCGCTCATCAAACTCAGTTGAGAGTGAACCACATTCAGAACACTTCATTGTGAAGCCTCCTTTTTACGGGCAATGTATAGGTTTTCCTTTTCTTTAGACCATGAATTGAGTTTTGTCCTATCTAAACGATAGTTAGGGTCTTCTCCACGTTTAACTGCATCTTGCACTTTGTCTTTGATAGTGTATATCTGATTAGCAGATGAAACATCATTCATCAACGCCAATGCCCTTGCAGTTAGTTGGTCGCCAATACTTGAGTTCTTATGGATGTTATCAATGCAGATTGGGCCATTAATTTTATGGCCTTTCCACGTATTAGTTCCAACCATCGTTGTTTTATTACCAATCATGTAAGTATTTACATTTTGATGGCCTTGTTTCATGCCCTTTCTTTCATCAGTAACAACCCAATCAGCAACTTTACCTCTAACAAAGAGAGCCTTATTCAAAGGATTCTTGAATTGAACTAGACTAATCTGAGGATATTCAGAATCCATCTCATGTAGTAGTTGGGTTGCTCTATCTTCAACCATGTTCTGCTTTCTGTTTTGCATTAACCAAGCGACACATAGTTTTCTTTGGATATCTGTTGGTTCTTGACCCATAAGCAATGTCCATAACTTGTCGGGTGTTGCTCTATACCACACCTTAGACTTAGATTGATTATGTCTAAATGTATTCAAGAACACATTCAAATCTCTCAGAGTAATAGCACCCCAAACACCTTCTGATATTTCTAACGCACATTCATCATTGCTAATCAACCTTGTATTGATTAACACTTCTTGTCTTGTTCCTTCATGATAGAAATGATACGGAGAACGATTTTCAATAGCATGGAGAACATTAGGAGGGAAATGAATGACTTTCTCTATGTAATCATCCATTGTGTCTACATTACGAACAAATGCTCCTCTCATGATTATTTTAGCGAGAGTAACTGCCAAATCCTTCTTTGGTATTCTCTTACCATCTATGTGATGTTGAGTTCCTTTTCTACCATATACAATAAAACACTCTCCATCTTTGTATTTGAATCCCATAGTACACATATAATTCTCATTATTTGTTTTAGGGATGAAGTTTAATGCAACACTATCTGCAAGTAATTTCTGAACAGGATTATCATAGCCACCATCTTGTAGGGATGGTCTTGACGATTGAAGGGAAAACTCACCAAAATGATTTAGGTTCTTTGGTTTGTATCCTACACTTCTCTGACCATCATCTGAATGTTTCACAAACGCTCTATACAAGGATGTAAAGTGCTTCTT